GCTTGTATTTCAACTACCTTTTCTTCTTCCATTCTTGTAGCACCAATGCTCATGCAGTAGTACACTTGAGTAGCATAAGATTTGTCAGCTCTTTCGTCAATTCGAGCTTGTACATCTTTACCAACTGCTAATGTAATACCATCTTGTGCAAATGCGATACATGATCTTTTAGAAGATGCAATAGATAGTCTGTTTGATACTATAAAGTTAAAACCTAAGAACGAGTTGATTTCACCATTTGCTAATGCTTTAACAGTGTTGAAATCTGAACTTGTTACTTCAGTTGTACCTAATAGATCAGTGATTTGTCTTGGGGATACCACGATAAATCTAGCGATTGATGGGTCTACACTTGCTAAGTCGAACTTTTCTTTTGCAGTTCTTAACTTCGCAATAGTTAAACCATCAGTACCACTTTCTGTAATCTTCTGTGCAGAAGGTAATACAGTTGAAGTTGATCCTGTTTCGCCAGTAAATGCAGTTCCTGTAGCGGCACTGATTACCACGTCATCCATAGCTCTACCCATTGCCATAGCAGCAGCTTGAGCATAAGATGAAGTTGGGTCTATTAAGAGTCTCACTTTATCTTGTTGATCTATTAAATCCGCAAATTCGTAATCCGCAAGAGATACTCTTCTTCTAGCATGCGGAGTGTCGATCTGTGGAGTGTCAGAATGTCTGCTAGTTTTTAAAACAGCAGTAACGCTTCCTACTTGATCGAAGAAAGCATTTTTTCCAACAACAGATTCAAGACGAACTTTGTCTCTTAATAACGATCCCATTTGTTGAGATAGCATTTGAATGTTAGCAGAATACTGCTGTACAAATGCTGTAGTTACTTGTGATGACATATTAGTCTCCCATTGTTATTATTTATGTTAAACAATCAGAGAAGTTATCCGCCTACGCAGGCATCTCTTGGATTTTAAGTCTTTTAGACTAGAAGTCTATTCCTTCTTGCCAGTAAGGTTCGTGGAACTTGTCTTACGAATTGTCTTACCTTTAATCCATTTATAATAAATTTCGCAGATTGGCAAGGGGTCTTGTTTCTGAAACTCTGTGCCTGTTTCTTTTACAATCCTTAAAATCTCAAGTCTAATCTCTTCATTATTAAGATGTTCATTTGCTTCCACTTAACATCTCCCTCAAAGTATAAACTTGTTGAACAACTTTATCATGATTAGGATGAGAAGAGTTCCAATATGGACCATTTTTATCATTCATAATCTGATCTATTTCAGTTTGAATATCCTCACTTCTATCCATATTTTCAGATTCAGTAGACAATATTTTATCTTCTGACATCATGTTTGCGATCTTTGCAAAGCCTTTAATGACATCAACATTATCTCCAAGTCTACTTCCATCTGCTAGTTGCATCTCAAAAACTTCTGGTGATAGATTGGCAGCAGCCAAAGATTTAGCTTTAGAAATATTTGCATCATAATCTCTACCCCATTCTTGTCTAAGTAAGTTTTGAGCTTGAGCTTGTGATGTTTCTGCATCTACCTTTGCTTGCTGACTTTGTGCTTCCATATTATTTTTATAAAAATCCAAGACACCTTTTGCTTGTTCGTTATTTAAACCTAACTTAAAAGATTGTTCTTGAAAACTTTTGATTGCTTGTTCATCTAAAGAAACAATATCTGATTTAACATCTAATGAATATTTATCTGCAGATTCTGGTCTACCCATTTTCATATAGGCTTCTTCCCATTGATCTTCAGTAAAATTTTTATTAGGCACAACCATCTTATCTTGTCCAATCATTCTAGTTGCATTGATGTATGACTTTGCAAGTGCATCTATCTCTGTAAACTTTTCAATGTTAGGATCGTTTCTATATGCTTCACTTATAGAATCTTTCCAAGATGATTGAGTTGGTTGTGGTGCAGGTGTGTCTGCTTTGGCAACAGTTGATTGTGTTGCTTGTGGTTGTGCTTCTGTAGTTGTCTGTTCTACAGGCACAGTTTCCTGTGTTATCTGTTCGCTTGACATTTTATTTATCCTTTGTTTGCAGCATTTGTTTTATAAATAGAAGAACGCTGCGTTGTCCTTCCATGTATGCACTTTCATGACTATCACCTTTGATGTTAGTGGTATTCATAAAATGACATCTTTTTTCAAGATCAGCCATGACCCTAGAGCCTTCATCTGAATTGAATATTATTTTGTAATCTTCTTGTAGTTGTTTTATTTTTTTTTCTAGTTCTTTTTGATCCATACTATTCCGCTTCAGCATTAACTAGAGCTTTTGCCTCTTCTGGCAAAGCCTTCGCTAATGGAGCTATCTTTCCTCCTGCGTCTGCAACTTGTTGCATCTGTTGCATTTGTGCTTGTTGTTCTGCAAGTTGAGCTTGCTGTTCTCTTTCGGCATTAACTTGTGATTGTAGTTTTAAAACTTTTTGCGGTACGCCAACTAAATCTGCTACATGCTTGACTAACGCATCAAAGTTAATGTAATCAAATACTGGAGCAACATTAGCAAGTGATCCTAATATTTCTATTGCTCTAGTGATTGATGAAAGCTCTGTAGATTTTTGTGCTTTAGCTAATGGTGATACATATTCAATTTCAATATCTTGACCTGATAAGAAATCAGGTGCTGGAGCAAATTGATTGTTTCTTAAAAGTATTGCAAAACATCTGTCGATCATTGGTTTTAATAATTCTGATTGTAGTCTACCTAATACTGGTCCTAACAATCTCATCTTCTCTTCGTTTCTTTGTATGACTTCTGTTGCTGTCATCTGTGGTCCTTGTTGTAACAATAGTTGATCTACATAGAATACATTTCTAATTGCAGTTCTTCTTTGCTCTTCCATGTTTAAACCTAATGGATTGTTTGCACCAATGTTTAGTGGTTCAATTCTATCTCTTGTACCTGATCTATAAAAGTTTAGTCCTCCCGGTACAGTTCTAACTGGTAATAAGAAACCATCATCAGGAACTAATAGAGGTGGGTCTACTTGTTTCTGTGCAGCTTTGATAGTTGTCTTTGACATTTCATTTAGCATCTTCACATCTGGCAGAGCTGTCATAGCTGGACTTCTTCCATATATCTCATGTGATGCTTTTAAGTATCTTGGTACTACAAAAGGAAACTCAACAAAGCCACCTACTGATAGTTCATTTCCATTTTTGTATTCTAAGTAAACAGATTCAAACTCCATATTCTGTTTATCTTTTTTAGCAGGATTAAATTCTATTCTTGGATATACTGCATGTAAAATATCTATTTCATCGAATGGGTCTTTATCAACTTTCTTTTTAGCTTCTTCTGATAAATTAGTTCCAAACTGTTGAGCAGCGGCTCTAAGTGTTATTTTAAATCTTCTGTATACTGTATCTATTCTACCTTTATCATTTTCAGTAATATAGATTTCATTGATGTGTCTTGTAGAAAATTTTAAAAGATCAGTTTGATCTTCTTCAATAAACATTGCAGCAGTGCCAAATGTAATTAGATCATGATACAGTTCAAATATTTCTTGTTGAAAGTTTGATCTATTAAACGCAGTGTACATTGTTTCGGTTACACCTTCTAACCAAAGTTTAGCTTCGTCATCTGCACCTAGTCCCTCATCCTTATATCTTAGTGAGAACCAAGGAGTAGAAGGGTTAGTCAGCATCCCATGTAAAGATGCAGCTAACAATTCTACAGCTTGTATTGGAGAGGAGTCGAAAATTAGTTCTGTTCTTTTATCACCTCGTGATCTAGTTTTAGTTACATCAGCTTTTCTAGGTTGCATGTAATCTGCAACTTCTTGCCAATGTGTTTCCCAATTTTGTCTACCAGTTTTAAGGCGATCAAATCTCGCCATGATGGTTTTTGTTAAATCAGTTTTTGCCATTATGCACCTAATAAAGTTGGTTTACCTAATACAAGATTTCCACTAACTCCAGTTTGAGAAGTAAGTATTGTTCTTCTTCTACCTCTCTTCTTTGTTTTTCTTGCATCGTATTCTTCTGCTTCAGCTTTTTCTTCTGCTAGTTTTGCTTCAGTAGTTTGAACTTCTGTACCACCAACATTTTTTGTAACTAATATTGGTTCTGGTGGTTGAGCAGGTTGTTTGCTACCACCATCATCTTTTCCATAATTAGGATTAACATTTCCAAAGGCATCAGTTTGACCTGACATTCTTTTATCAAGATAACCTTTGTAAACTTCTTCTTGTTTAGTTGTACTTAACTTTTTAAATTCATCTTGTGTATAGCCAATATTTTTTTTAGCTTTTTTAGAAGTTAAAACTTCATCTAAAAAATAAGTTCTTGTTTTTCTTGAGCCTGCTTTAAATACTGGTTTAAGTACAGTTCCTGCTCCAATCATAGGAGTGTTTTGAATTTTAGTTGCACCTGCTTCTTTAAATAAAGAAGTTTTTGCAGCAGTATCATCATTAGGATTTAAGTTTTGTTTTGTGTAAGATGTAAATTTTTGAGAAGGTGGTGCTTTATATGTTGATCCACCATGTAAACTTGTTCCTCTATTATTGTTTGATGAAGTTCTATTATTAGATTTTTTATCTCCATGACTATGACTTCCACCAAAATGACCCGGCATAATTATACTCCAAATGTTAATGAAGATTTAGTTTCTTGCTTAGTTGCTTTTGTAGCTTTTTCAGCAATATCTTTTTTGTGCAAGACTAAAGGTTCTTCAATTTTAATTTCTTCTTTTACCTTTACAGTTTTCTTCACTGCTGGTTTTTTTTTAAAAATTTTTTTTATACTATTTAAAATCATACTACTTACCTAATAAAGTTTCTAATGCTTCTTCCTCAGTTTCTTGAATACCAAGTGGTCCAGTTAAGATAGTTTGTTTTCTACCTTTTCTTTTTCTCATAATAGCATCTTGTTCTTTTTTAATTTTCTCTTTTTCCTCTGGGGATAATTCTGTGCTAGGCGGCTCTGGCGGTGGTGGGGGTGGCGGCAACGCTGGCATTTTTGGTTTAAATATTGATCCCATAATTATAAAATCCTGTATTCATTATCTGCTACACTTTGTGGAGCAATTTGTCTATCATTTATTTCTTGTAATCCAACAGCTAGATACCTCATGGCATCGCAAGCGTGTGAACTCCAATCGTGTACAGGCTTTGACCTAAACATTCTATTTTTGTCTATGTACTTCCTGTGGTAATGTCTTAACGCATCAATGAGTTTTTTGCAATGATCTACGTCAATCCAAACTCTCGGCAGCAACATACTGGTTGCGTGTATTCCATCTTCTAATGGTAATTTTGGAACGACTTTGAACCTAATTCCTAATTGATAGGCGACCTCTCTACGGGTCTTACCATTCCCAAAATCGGTAACTTCTATATCATGGGGAGCATAATGATCCTGATACACATAATCCTTTTCTTTAATGAGCTGGATAAAGAATGGTAATCCCTGTCCACGCTCCTCTATGTAATCTATAATGTTAATGGATCTTCCTAGCTGCTGCCAGAATATAATCGCAGTATGATCTGAGACTCCAATATCCCAAGCGGTAAAGACTGGCAAGGAAGGATCATAAGGCACACGACTGATCTGGCGTTTGTTTTCCATCTCAGCGATTTGTTTTCCGTAGATCGCACCCT